GTCATCATGAATATAGATCGGCTTATCACCGTCTACTTCCGCATAAACTTTACCGTCGATTGTTACTGTTTTAAGTTTCATTGGTCATCCAACCTATATATACAAAATGGGCATCCGCCCGGATTCGCCGTTAGCATCCGCTTTCGGCAGGCAATAAAAAAGCGCCCTTTAGGACGCTTCATTTCTATAAATGATTATTTACTTAAAGCTTGGCGTACAAATGCATCTTTTGCTTCAAGTAGCTTTCTTAATCCTGTGGATTTTTCAGGCCCGTCAGGAAGTTGCTCATCCATTTGCCGAGCTAAATCACCAATTGGCTTACTAACTTGCTGCAAATGTTCAGGTAAATGTTCATATTGGAAATATTGGATAATAGGGCTTGGCATTTTCTTCTCGCAAAAAAAGCACCCGAAGGTGCTATGGTTAAAAATTAAGTTCTATTTGATGAGTGCAATTGCTTTTAATCTTTCAAAAGTAAAACCATAAATTGCCATGGCTTGAAACCTTAATTTGAAGAAATGGCACCAGAATTCATTTTGTGCTCAGAATATATTGAGCATCTGACATATTGATTTGCTTTTCAGGCATTTGTAGTGCCTTTCGCTACGTTTCCTTTGCACTCCAAACCTTTTGTCTAGGTTCATCACCAACTAAGCGGATGCCTTGAGGACCACCTACATCAAATGTTGCCGTGATAGTCGCTGGACCCTCAAAAACACTACAATTCATTTTTACAGCGGTTAATCCAGCTAATGGAATACCTGTTTCCTCGTCACAAAGAGCAAGATGAGAAGATTTATCTGAAACTCTTTTAAGTACCAAATGTCTAACTTTTGATTCACTCATAAGCCAAACTCCATAAATGACAAAAGCGCCATTTGGGCGCTTATATAGGTGAAAATTGTGTCTTAAGTGAGTTTAGAATTACCTGTAATCGGCAATAATTACTCACAGTTAAATCCAGTTCCAACAAGGTCTTTTTTCAAATTTGAAACGAGATTTTGTTGTTCCTGCTGTTGTCCACTAAGATAATTTTTATCTAGAGTCTCTGCACCATCAATAGATTTATAAAGCTCTTTAGATTCCTCTAAATTGTCTTTTAAAAACGTGGTGAGGTTTAGTTTCGCCTGGGCAGCTCTACATAAATTATTTTTAGCTTCTAAACCTTGAGTAGCCTGTTTTACTTGACCAGTTGCAGGATCAAAAGAATATGCATTTGCCATTGCTGACTCCAAAGCTTCAGACAATCGATCATATTCTTTAAGATATTTTTGACTTGGTTCAGCTAAACAAGTGATGGAAATTAGGGTTAGACATACAAAAGCTATTGTTTTCATATTGTATAAATTCTGATGTTTTAAAAAATATAACATAAGAAAAATTACAGACCCAACTTTTTAAAAGCTTTTTCATCCAACTTTCTCAAATCATCTAAGCTATAGAAACGGCCTTCAGGATCAAAGAACTTATCAAAATCAAATTTCCCATCTTTATAGAGCTTAAAGCGCTTTGGCCCTAGCCACTCCCTTTGAAAGAAATCATCTGTTTTCTTAAAGAACTCTTTGAATGTGGTGTTTGCATCTAACTGTCCTATTAACTGGCTTCGCTCTTCTTTGGGGATGTCTTTAACTCTACGTTCGTCCATTACAAATGGCCGTTCGCCAACAAGTTGACCGTCCTTCTCGACCGGAACCAAGATACTGCGACAGTTAGGATGTAACGGCGGCACTCGCTTTGCCGGATCATTTATTTCCCACACTGAACCATCTAATGAAGCGCAAAGCTTAGAAGTTCGTCCATCTAAAACGCTAACAAATCGGACATATTCAAAGCCAATTTGGTTGAAGCTATTTAGATAGGCTTGATTAGCTACATGACTTCGCACAGTTCTTACCGTTCGCTCAATATCAGTTTTGGTACCATTTAAGATCCCATCTTCATAGTTAAGCCGTTTGGTACCACGAATACGCTGAACAATTTCTTGGTTAGTTTTGCCTGAATTAATACCATCTCGAATTGCATACTCAACCTTTTGACGGGCACTTTCAGCAATTCTTGAAAGCAGATCATCGACAAGAGCGCCACCTGCCAACGGAACTTTTTTAGCGGATAAGAATAGTTTTTCCCCATCAGGCTTATTAATTTTTGCTCCATAGAGCTTAGCTACGTAATTGGCCTCATAAACAGCCAGCGCCGTAGCAGAAACGGCAAAAGCTTCAGGTAATGCTAAATTAACACTGGCAAACCATTGGGCAATCAAATCCCTAATTTCCCTTAAATTTGAAGTTGTATATTTACCACCAGCTAAAGCAACTTTCTCCGACTCATTAAGCTCATCCAATAAATCCCGAAGCTTAGATAGCATCTTGCTCGTATCATCATTGAATAAAGCCAATAACTCATTTACCGTTTTTGATGAAGCACGATAAAGATAGGCCTGGTGCTGAGTGAGTACTTCAAATAGTTTTTTGATATCTGTTGCCATCTCACTCTACCTTTTGATTTAAAGTCCCATCTTGCTCTGCTTCAACATTCTGAAGCTCTTCTTCATATTTTTGTTTAGGGAACATACCTGTTTGGTTGTATTCCCACCATGATTTAAATGAAGATCGGCCTTGTAGAGCTGCTTCAAATAACTGTCGAGCTAACTCAGCTAAATAACCCTGTTTGTTAAATTCTTGACTGATTTCGAACATCAAATCATCTTTAGTTAGAACATCCACATTAGGCGTTACAAACTTAGCAGCCCATCGTAATGCTGCTGACAAGGCTTCATTCATATTAACGACACAGAGCGAAAGAACTGAATGCTGAACGGCGTCATCACTATTCGCTTCGGTAGCGGTCTTTTTACTTCCCGAGCCCTTCTCAATTAAACGCGCCCCCATCTCCTTCATTTTTTCCCACTTATCTTTCATCGCTTCCCGGGCAAGAGTATTAGGGTCGGCTTGTACAATTCCTAAACCACCATTTTCAGGTAAAGGCAAAAGTACTTTCGCTCCAATGTAGATGCCACGTTTCTTGGCTTGGTCATACCACTCCCAATTAACACCCTTCGCATAATATTGAGGTTGCCCCATATAAAAAACGGACTCTTGAAAGTCCGCACTGTCTCTGTAATGGGCTAAATTGAGATTAGCCAAAGGAAGTAATGGTGGCTTTTTAATCTCTTCTGAATTATCAATTGCACCTACAAATGTAAAAGGTATATAGGTCCAGAAATTCCCGTTGTAATCTGTTGGAAACTTCTTCTCTCCGCCAACCCAGTTACCCTTTTCACCCTTTGTGTACACCTGAACGGAATAAATATATTCCCCATTTCCCTCTTGCTCTAAACGAAGTACACGATATTGCTCTTGTTCGGTTTTACTAAATCCATCAGCACCGCGCTCAGACTTAAATTCACGTATAACCACTAAGCAAAGCTTTTTCTGGTTATCGATCATTACTGAATCCCAATTCACTACATCAAGGGCATTTAGTAAATGAATCATCGGATAGGCTTTTTGTGCTTTAAATTCCGCTAGATTACGAGCTGGCGGCACATCAGGATAATCTACATATAAAGCACAACGATAATGCTTCAATAAATGGCGAATTCCATTTTGAGCCAATTGATAAGTACTTAAACCAGCACCATTTGCATTACGTTCTAAATGAGCAAGTTCCGGAGGAAATTTAAAACTTGGATCGGTTGCAAAAGCTGCACCAACTAAACTATTTAATGTAGTCCCTGTTACTTCATAAAAGACTGCACGGGTAAGATAAGCCTCATAAGCGCTTTTATTTGCAGGTGATTTATCATGTGCATTTGGCATCGGCAAATATTTTTCACCTTTAGCCTTAACTGCATCTTCACCTTCACAAACATCATCAAGTTTTTGCCAGTATGGCAAGTTCTTAACATATTCAGCATGTTGAAAAGTTACATCACTCATCGAGCAAATCCCATATCAGCAAAGAAGGCTTCAAAACCTTCATGTAATTCATTAAACGCATCTGAAGCTGCATCCACTTGGTCGTCATGTGTGCCATTAGGAAAATGACGAAGCTCATCAATAAAATCCTTATTCCATTCACCTTTGAGCATTCGTACATTTCCTACGTTAACTTGGGCCGCAAATGGTTGTGCACGTGTAAGCTTGTCACCTGAAATTGGCTTAGCTATCACGCTATAACCCGCAAGAAGCTTCACAAATGAACTAGCTTGTGATTTACCAGCTTGACCGGGATCTTGTGGTAGACGCACAGAAACTTTTTTCCCATCTATTTTTGCTGTTTGTTCTAAGCGCTTATTCACATTGTCAGGTCCAAGCTGTCCTCTAGTTACATCGACAATGTAAGTAAAACCATCTGCGCCTAGAGCTTCTCGCACACCTACTGTAAAGTCGCCCTCATTTTCGGTAGCCCCAAAATCCCAAGCCCTAACTTGTTTCACTACATCCGCAGGCAAAGCATCAACAATTTGAATATTGTCGGGCTTAAAAAAACCGCCTGCTGGCGGTGATGGCATTTGTCGGTACTGCCCGGCAAATACATATGGTGCTGCTTGCTCCATTAGCCTCAATTTTTGGATATTGTGTTTTGCTGGCCACAGTGCGGATCCGTCTTCCTGAATAGCTGAAAGACATAGATGCTCCCACACTTCACCGTTACCACCAGCTACAGGAACGCCGTCTTTTCTATCACCTAGCAACCATCCAGCTAAATCATCTTCATGAAGTCGCTGCATAATCACAATGATCGGCGTATCTGGCGAGTTAGTACGCGATTCGAGTGTGTTCTGAAACCAATCAATTACCCCTTCTCGAATAGTTTTTGATGAAGCTTCATGTGCTTTATGTGGGTCATCAATAATAATGCAGCCACCAAAGCCTTTACGAAGTTTTCCTGCACCAAAACCAGTAATCGTACCGCCTGTACCTGTCGCATAGCAGACACCGCCTTGAGAAGTTCTCCAGAAGTCTTTAGCCTTACTATCATCACGCAATGTAAGCTCAGGAAAGACTTTTCTATACGCCTCTTCTTGTACAAGAGTTCGTATTTGGAAGGCATTATTTGCGGCAAGCATTGCCGAGTAACTGATATGAATAAACTCACAGTCTGGATTCTTACCAAAACACCAAGCCATGAAATTAATTACAGCAATTTCAGTTTTAGAATATCGTGGTGGAACGTTAATAATTAACCGCTTTATCTCTCCGCGATAAACTTTCATTAAAGCTTCGCAGATTTCTAAGTGGTGCCAATTTTGCATCCATTTATAACCACGGCGCTCCTTAAACATGTACCTTGTGAAGAAATATAAATCTTCTTGCGCCTCGATCCGGATGGCTTTATCCCGAGCCGCATCAGTACTCATCTAAGACTTCCCTCCGCGCTTTTAAGTAATCTTCCATTGGAACTGGAATTTCTGAATTAACTGTTTGGACTGGTCCGCCGTCTTTGCCTGTAATTTCTTGGCGATTAGTAAATTGACCACCAATGTCTTTAGCGGCTTGCTCAAGAATTTTTAAGGCTGTTTTGACGTTTCTAGTCTTCTCAAGTTGTCTTTGGTATTGCTTCAATCGGTAGTACTTATTAGCAATTGGAATATCAATTAAGCCTTTATCAAACTCATCTCTGGTTTTTTCAAATAGTTCGACATACTTTTTGCTTAAGTTCTTACCAGCAACCTTTGTAGGGTCATAAGTTGCAACTTGAACACGATCTATATCAACGCCAAACTCTTGTTTTACGAGTTCAGCCACTTCTTGAGGTGTATCACGACAAGCAAGAGACTGAACTATAAAGATTTTCACAGGCTCTTTTAGTGTCGCCATAACTTCCTCATCGTATAACTACGTATAACAAAATGGGCAAAAAAAAGAGCCATTAGGCTCAATTGATTACACAGTTGCCGCAGCATTTTGAAATATCAAGATTCGAAACAAACGGCGGATTTTTTGCGACTTCAATAAGTCGCTTAACATTTTTGCTTGGTCCATAACGTTTAACTACGCCAATAAACTCTTCAACGTCATGACCAGCAAGATAGTGCTTAGGAAGACCAGAACTATCGCTATAAACAATTTCTCCGTCCTCGTCTCTCATCACTCCAATGTGGTAAAGCTCATGTTCAAGTAAGTAACAGAACTCTGTATCGTTTGCACGCTCACAGAAAGAAGCGTCGACAGTTATTAAATAAGTAGGTACAAAACCAAACCAATCACGCATCTGTTGCTCTTGTCTGGCCTTACGCCATCCACCAACATTGAACATGACTTTTTCGCACTGACCTAACACCATAGCTTGCTTACTTTTATATGCAGAAGAGGCCCAAGCAAATGCTAAAAATTCTTCATTATCGTGAAGCAGCTCAGCAATATGGTCATGGTCAGGGTTATAAAGAGGTCCACCTATCGTTAAGTAGTTGGCCACAACCCATTTCTTTAGGTCTGGAGCGGGTATTAAACGAATTGCTTCCTCTTCTTCTGCCTGATCCATAAAATCAGTTGGAGGAAATGGTCTGATCTGATCCATCTTCAATTCTCGCTAATTCGCTTTTAATCCAGTTGATTGCATAACCTGATTCAATTTGGTGAGGCTCAAGACGCTCAAATACATAACCTCGGTCTAGTGCTAGATCATACTTATTAAATGAATTTGCTATCTTTGTGCCACCTCGGCCAACTGCCCACGGACTGCCAGCAATTTCTATAAGAAGATTCAACTTCACAATATAAAAATCGAACCGCCAATTTTTTGTTGATTCAAATTGAAATTTTCTTCTATAACCAATTCGATGCTCTTCTAGTTCTTGAAATAAGGTTTCTTCGGCCTCGAGATATTTTTCTTTAGCTTTAGGCAGTGGTCTGGATTTGGGTTTCGTTTTGAGCTCTTTTTTTTGTGTAAGCCAAAAGTACTCTTTATCATCCATACCTCTAGCCTCTTATAAAAAGCCCTCTGGCTTACTGTTGAGACGAGCAATTAATTTATGTTGCTTTGCTATGGCCAAAAAAAATCGCTCATCTAGGTGAGCGATCTGTTCTGTATTTAAACCTTTTGTATTGCAACTTCCCAAATGGTTTAGCTCTATTTGAAGCTGTCTAATCTCATTCGTAATTTTTTGAAATTCAGTCATACATACTCCAAAAAGAAAAAGCCCCGCCAATAATCGATATTTAGCAGAGCTTCTTGTGCCATACTATGCTCGGCAACTTTTCTATAGAATCGTAAAGGTAAAAGTTTAAAAATCCTTTCATTGGAGATTATTAATTAAAATAATATCGTTTAAATTCATCTTATTAAGCAATAAAAAATCAATATCACCCTACTGTTCAACTTCTTTAAATAAAATATACAAAGCTGCATAGTTATCTATAGCTGTAACAATTTCCTGCTTTTTTTGATCAAATGGTATAACAGGTGTCCGTTTTTGATGAACTTTATCAATAATCTCATCTTTCAACTCGATATAAAAAACCGTAGATTTAGGGAATTCATCGCTATCATTGAATTGTTTGCCATAAAATAAAGGATAAAATTTATTTAATTGATCAATTAACAACCTTGTTAATTGAACTTTTATTTCAGACTTAAGATCATTGAAACAATCCGATTGTTTAATTTCATTGATGAGTGAAAAAAAATATTCTGCTCTACTATCCACTAAATGGCTGCTTCCAAAAACACCTGAAAAATGTAAACTTTTCAAAAGTAACATCCGATATGTTGAAACTTTAATTGACTTTAATTGATCTATTGTTACTTGTAACTCCTTTTTTGCTTCTTTTAGTTTAACGATATTGCCTCCAATAGATAGCTCTTGAACCTCATCAAAATATGCAATTATTGCGGATACAATTGCAGAAAATATTATCAAAATGACGAAGTGGTTTGGCTCAATATATTTATTCCTTAAAAGGATAAAGGAAATAAATGAAAATAAGACAAACGTAATTAAAGAAAATATGATTCTCATGCAGTTTTTTTAGCAAAGAAAATTTTATTATCAACGATTTAAATATCGTTGCAATAAATTTTTCGATATTTTCATTTAAAGATAGTTTATTCATTCTGATAAAATAAAAGCCCATCATTTGATGAGCTTTAATACCAGTGATTTACTTACACTTCCAACACTGTATCACAAATATGCCATACCCCGTGCGCACACTCAAGCGGTTTTTTCAAAAGTTTCAAATCTGAAATGCGGATTTCGACTTTTGATATAAGCCATACCACATTTTAAATCCTGTCTGATTTGATTAACTGAAGTGTCATTACTTTGAGCAATATCACGTAATGAATTGCCCATAACATGATGTGACCAAATTGCTGAGATCCATTCTTGTAAAATATGGTCTTCAATTAATTTAATATCAATAATCAATCTATGGATTGCACGTGCCTCATTGTCATTTAACTCACAGCAAGTACCCTTACGGCGAATGCATAAACGATCTTTTAGATTTTCATCGCTCATATACATAGCTATTAATTTTTCTCTTTGTTTTTGAGTGATGCGTTTTGTTGGCATCGTCTTAACAATTTTGACCATTGTTTCGGTATCGCCGTTTAGCCAAGCTCCAAGCTGGCGACACCACTCTTCAAAACTAAATCTAGACCAATCGACCGCTTGTAAAATGTGTTGTTGTACTGGCATATTCATTTTCATCCCACCAATTGCTCAATTTGTTTAATCGCCACGCCTGCTTTCACTTGCTCTGTGCTGAACCGTAAAACTGTAAAACCCATCATTGCTGCGGAGTTGTATTTCTCCATATCCCCTAAATAGCCCTTACCTCTTGTGTGACGGCCTCCGCTCCAGATCCCGCCTTCTACCTCAATCAAAATCTTTGAACCCTTTATTAAAAAATCTGCTCTCCATTTGCGTTCAGGATGGAACTTATATTCCTGTTCAAAACCAATCTTGCATGCTCTTAAATGCGTTGCCAGAACCACTTCACCCACACTTGGTTGTCTGGCAACTTGCTTTGCTGAACGGCGCTTTTTATTTTTCTTTATGGGAAATAACTTGCGGTATTCAGCAATGCTGACTGATGACATCAAGCACCACCTTTGAGCACTTGCTCTATAGCTTTAAGGGTTCGAATCATTGCCATTTGTAGAAATTCATGATTGCCGCGCATGTCTTCTTCAACATACTGCAAAGCATATTGAGTCTCTTTTAATGCCCCATCTAAACGCTTTTGCAGCTCCTCCACTTTCGCTTGTTGTTCTTTTTGAATCTCCCAAGCCCACTTTCCAGATTTACCCTCAAACTCACTCATGGCTGGCTCCTTTTTCTGCATCACACATTTCACATTTATCTATATGCCCCCACCCATCATCTCGAATGAAGCCAAACCCCTTACAAGCCTTACATTTGACTTTCTTTTTCTCACCCACCAAGAAATATCGATCTTTCTGGTTGTAGGTAATATCAATAGAACCTGAGTAATAGCGCCTTAACGCCCCATCAATATGAAATTCGTGTGGACCTACACAAAACATCCACCCCGAATCCCCGCCGCACTTTGTAAACCATGTGAAATATGCTTCTCTCCATTTCACATAACGGCCAGACAGATGAGGAGTCAACAATTCAATTAAACGTGCTCTAAGCATCTCCATGCTTGCTGACATATCTCCATAGTGATATTCAAGATCGTAGCTATACTCGCCTGTGTTATATCTAGTTGGCATGAGATTCACCGCCTCCGTATATTGATTCGTGGTCGCGGATAGCAGTCATCACACGCTTAATTGAAATGGAACCATCTGGAATGAAGTCGCAAAAATCATCAAGAAAGCTCAATCTCCCATTTCCCACCATGCGAACATGCGTGTAACCAACATGCTTATCTGTCGTAATGAATGCAGGCGTTAGCTTCTCAACTCCACCTAAATCGCTGATGATTTTCAAAGACTCCACCAGACGTTTAAGCTCAACCAAATCTACAAAATACTTCTCACGATCTGCTGGGCTGATTTCTACACTTTGACCACATTGGAACTCATAACCCTCGTTCCATTCAGTTGCGTTATCGGGTGCTGAATCTACGATTTCCTTCGCGTATTGCAGTCCTTTATCTCTAATCAATTTAGATGCTTTCATGCATTCGCCCCATCAATTAGCTGAAGAATATTTCTAGGTATTGGCATACCTTCACGGCGGCACATCTCAGCGTATTCGTGCGGATTGTCGAAAGGATCTGGACCTAATTCTTTTGCAAGCTCAGGCTCTTTTTCTTTTGCCTCAAGTTTTTGAACTGGTGCAGGTTTACGACCATTGATTTTTAATCTTTCCATCAATGATTTGAGATGCTTTTGAGCCTCGTCATTGCTCACAGGAACGTGTTTAGGTTCTTTGTGTTCTAGTTGTAGCGGTGGAGCGTAAAACTCTTGCTGACGACCTTTCAATTGAGCTTTAGCCACCATCACGTTATAGGTTCCGAAGAAATTATCTTGAGCTGCTCGCATTTGGCCGGCTTCGATCAAATACATCACTTCGTCTAATGCATATTTTGTAATTTGTGTAATAACCACGGTACTGTCAGTCGTAAACTTACATGCACGTGACCAAGCTTCCTCTGGAGACATCCAACTTTCACCAATACACCAGGTGCGAAACTCAGCAAATGACGGCATAAAACGTCCACCTGCTGTAAGTAATCGAGCAAGTGCGTTGTTAAATTGGTTTTGTTGAACGCCAACCAGTGTTTTAAGTGCGATTTGCTCAACCACTGACAGAGGAATTGCGCTTTCGCCTGTTGCTGGAAATTGCTTATTGAACTGAGCAGCGTAAACAGTGCGAAGAGATGCGATTAATTGACGCACTTCGTTCAAGGTAATCTCATGCATGACCTACCTCCTCAATCATTGGAAACTTTTTTGCTGGGGTTACATCCACGATTTGAGATTCGCTCTGTTCTTCAAAAAGATTAGCGAAGTAACCCGACTCTTGTGGTTTTTGACCAGCTGAATTGATTTGCTCTTGTTTCTTGCGGTTAGCAGCAACTTGTTTCTCGTTGTTTTGAACCCAAGAGAACCACTTAACCAACCAGATGCTTGGTGTATTCAATGAACTAGATTCGTTTGCAAAGTACCAGTCACCGAAATTTTGAATCATGGTTCTCAAGTCGATTTCAGGTACAGAAACAAATCTTTGTTGAGCAAGTGAGATGAAATCGTATTGAAACTCGCTGTATTCAGAAATGAATTCACGCATTGAGTAACGCTTGTGATCATCGATCTGATACTGAGCAAATTGGATTGGTGTAAATTGCGAATTTTCTTCACGCGCATTACTACTACTATCTATATATTGGTTATCGGTTAACGGTTTATGGTTAAGGTTTTTTTGGCTTTCACTTTCAGAACCCAAAATTAACCCACTGGGTTTTTGTGGGTTTTCAGAATTAACCGAGTCGCCTTCACTTTGGTTTTCTTTTGGTTTTTCCTTACGTGGACGCCCACCTTTCTTACCATTTTCACGATTTTTATCCCCTACTTTTTGATAAGCGGCGATTTCTGAATCACAACGTTTGTTGTGAAACCCGTCTTCCTCTTCCACAAAAAACTCTTGCAGCACAATTAATACTGCATCCCTTTCTTCTTGGGTATTTGCACGTAACCGACGAAAAACCGACTGGGTTTCTTTGGGTAATGGTTTTTCATTCAAATAATAAAAATCGAGAGCACGGCGATAAAAGCACTCTTCAACTGGGCTAAGGTGCGCTGTAGCAACCATAAAGTCGCTGATATGGTGGAGATATTTATACATCAGTGACTGCTCCTAATTTTACAAGACCGCGCATTTCCAACTGACGAATAATTCTTGGAGGAATAAATTCGTTGTTGATTTTGTAGCGAATACGAGACTTTTCTTTCACCTGAATTAGTTTGTGCCCATTCTCCATGAGACGGCGAACTGCTATAGCCTGCCCCCCCCATATGGGTTAATTCTTCAAGTTGATAAAATCTTTCCTGAGCCTCAATTGCGGCATTCATAACTGAAAGTGGCATAGCTGCTAATTCTTTAGCCGAATAGATCTTTACTGGTTGTTCCAGTGGAATTACCACCTCTAGCGGTGTGGTGGAAACGGAAATATCCTGTTTTCTTCTTACTGCATATCTCACTTTTCACCACCCTTTGGCTTAACATAGCCTCCAAAAGAATCAACCAAACACGCCTTGGTTAAGCTGGTTACAATCTGCTGTGCTAACCACTGCGTTATGCGAAATTGACGAGCCATAGCCTCTGAAAATTCAACTTTGGTTACCGCCGCATTATTTTCGTCATAACCTTTGTTACGTAAATTTTGCTTTTTCACCTCAAATAGGTGTCCAAGTACTCGCAATGCAGGTTCATAAAAAGATTGGATTTCACTTTGCTGACGAGAAACTTTGATTTGCTGTGTAAAGCTGTTCATGACACCTCCGCTAATGCTTGCTCAGCGCTTGTTAGTCGGCGTTTAGCGTTAAGTTCTGCAACTGTTGCGTGGCGAATCTGGCTTTTATGGATTGGTCCACAAGCACCAGAGGAGATAACCTTTACTCGAAACAAATCATTCGTGTACTTGTAGTCAATGATTTCAAGCAAGTGATCTTTGGAGCCTTGCGGTGTAAGCACAACCACATCGCCTACTAAAAAATCTTGCGAGTTGAGTTCGATTGGTTGTTCTGATAAATTGTTTTGCATATTTCATGGGTTCCTAAATTTGTGAATGCGAAACCACTCCTGTTACAGCAGGTAGTGGTTTTTTAATACCCGAATTCCGCTAAGCGTGGAGCTATAGACGCAAACTGGTAGTCGTTAATATCTGCCGAGTGAGTAATCTGCATACGAGCTAAGAAGAAGATTGCTTCCACAAATTTTTTGTCGTAACACTCATAGCTTTCCGGAATAACTTTCAATCCAAGTTTGTCCAAAATTACGCAAAGTGTTTCAAGATCGGTCAAGCCATTGTTTTTCTTATCATTTTTAAACTTAGACACCCACGGGCCATCAAAGCCAATTTCCTCTCCAAGTGCCGCGTTTACCACACCTCCAAGAGATTGCAATATGAGCGAATGTGTATTTCTAGCTCTTGCACTTAATTCAATTGATACTCTGCTCATAGAAACTCCGCTATTTAGGGCGACCAACTTTTAAAAGGGTCTCTTTTTTAACTTTGCCGTTTGATTTTTTTTCAATGGTTTCACAGTAGTTAGTGGTGCCAGAGAATTCTGTATGAGGGAGTGCATCTTTTTTAATCCACTTGTACAGAGCTCTTGGTGTCAAATCTATCCACTGAGCAACCTGATAAACGCCACCAGCGTCTTCAATACAGGACTTAAGGTTCATTTAAACCACCATTTATGAACTAATAGTTCAACTTTAACAAGAACTGATAATTCTTTCAATCTCTTTTATTATGAACTTAAGGTTCACTGGTAATATTTTTATGACTGATCACAGAATTGATTTTGCAAAGCGCTTAAACGAAGCTCTTGATGAGATGGCTATTCCTGTTCGTGGTCGAGCAGTTTTACTTGCTTCTAAATTTGAAGTTTCTGCAAAAGCAGCTGGTAAATGGCTTAACGGTGAATCTATTCCAGAAATGACTAAGCTTATTGATATTGCGTTATGGCTTGGTAAGGGGGTTGAATGGCTTTTAACAGGGAGTGAGAGATCGACTTTAAAAGAAAATGGCAGAATTACTGATTTAGAAATCCTAACTTATGAGGATGGAGACCCAATCCCAGATGGATATATGGCGATTGATTTTTATGATGATGTTTATGCAAGTGCTGGAGGTGGTTATTTGAATATCGAACAACCAAGTGCAGTAAAAATGTTATTCCCAATAAATGAATTAAGAAAATATGATGTAAAACCTGAATATGCAAAAGTATTTATAGTTGATGGTGAAAGTATGGTTCCAGACCTTTATCCTGGTCAAAGAATATCAATCGACACCTCAGCAAAGAAGATATATGACGGTGAGATCTATGCCTTTTTAAAAGGTGATGAATTAAAAGTTAAGATTTTATTTGATTGGGATGAAATGGGGAAAGGAGGCTTTAAAGCTGTTTCACGGAATCCTGATAAAGTACGTTTTCCCGATGAATACTATTCACCCGCTCGGATAGAGGCAGATAATATACAAATTGTCGGTCAATACTGGTGGAAAGCAGAAGGCCGAAGAGTTAGAAGATAATATTAAAATGAACCGAAACCCACCTTAATGGTGGGTTTTCTTTTGTAAAAAATAATTTAAAAGAATTATTAGTTTATAAAAATGTACTTTTGGTTCTTTACATAACTGAACTTTTGGTTCATCATTATCTCACAGACAACAAAAAAAGCACACCGACCGCTAAATCTGATGTGCTTTTTCAAACTGCGAGATCAATTATGAACGTAAAAGTTAACTCATTCAACTCATTTGCATTTGTCAGCATGGCTGCTCTTGCAATCTCTGGTGGTTCTTTAGTTGCTTGCCAATTGCACCTTGGCTTCAAACAAAG